ACCCTGCTAAGTATTATTTCACTGTAGACTATACAGACAGTGAGATAGCTGACGACCCTGCTCAACACAAACAAAGTCATGTGCTTGAGTTGATGGAAGCAGGAGAGTATACAGGTAACATTGTTGCGTTACCTAATAATAGAGTACGAGTAACACACCCTGCATGGTTTGAGACAGGGGAAGGACCACCTGACTTTAAGCCGAATCAAAGGGTGTTCCATTCAAAACAAGAGACTGAGTACGTTTGGGATACTCAACGAGTCTTTAACAATCTATATTCTAAGGAGAAATAAAATGGTAATGAAGAAGAAAAAACCGATGAAGAAAAAAGGCATGGCACGAGGTGGTGCTATGAAGAAGAAGGGCATGGCTAGAGGCGGCGCAAAGATGCCAATGGCTAAAGACCCAAAGACAGGTAAGATGATACCTGCTTTCGCTATGGACGGTAAAGGAAAAATGGCGAAGGGTGGCATGACCAAAAAGAAGAAGGGCTACGCAAAGGGTGGCATGATGAAGAAAAAGGGCATGGCTCGTGGTGGCATGAAAAAAGGCTACGCAGCAGGAGGCATGACTGTTCCTCAACTCAGAGCTGCAGCGAAAGCCAAGGGCTATAAAATAATGAAGGGCTAGTAGTATGGCTACTGCACAAAACAAAGCCAAAGTCAAAAAGGTAATTAAGGGTCTGAAGAAGGCTTCTAAGTTACACGCAGGACAGGCTAAATCACTAGCATCTCTATCTGGCTTTGCCAAAGGTGGTAGCACTGTCAATAAGGCAGGAAACTACACCAAGCCTACTATGCGAAAGAATTTATTCAACAGCATAAAGGCAGGAGGCAAAGGTGGTAAGCCAGGTCAGTGGAGTGCTAGAAAGGCGCAGATGCTTGCCAAGCAGTACAAAGCTAAGGGTGGTGGCTATCGCTAAAGACCCTAGAGTTGGTACAGGCAAGAAGCCAAAAGGTTCAGGACGCAGACTTTATACAGATGAAAATCCAAAAGATACCGTCCGTATAAAGTATGCGACTCCTGCTGACGCAAAGGCTACGGCTAGAAAAGTAAAGAAGATAAAAAAGCCCTACGCTCGTAAGATACAGATACTTACAGTGATGGAGCAAAGAAGTAAATACGGAGGCAAGCCCCAACAAGCAGGAATAGCTAAGAGGGCGAAGCAACAACTAAAGGCAAAACATGGCACTCGCAAAAAGTCAACGTAGTCTTAAATCATGGTCAAAGCAAAAGTGGAGAACAAAGAGTGGTAAGCCCAGTAGCAAAACTGGAGAACGCTATCTTCCAGAGGCTGCAATCAAGGCTCTATCACCCCAAGAGTACGCAGCGACAACTAGAGCTAAAAGAAAAGGCACAAAGGCAGGGAAGCAATTCGTCAAACAGCCAAAGGGCATCGCAAAGAAAACACGAGCGTACAGGAAAGTAAAGTAATGATAGTAAAAGCATGGTTCATAGTAGCAGTAATGTCTGGTGTATATACAGACGGAACAAAAGATATATTCATATTCCAACATCCTGCTGATCACGGACATTTCCATAGTTCAAATATGTGTCAAAAGTTTATAGGAGATAATCCTTTTAAGATAGCAAGAGCTTTAATTAAACAGTACGGTAGTAGACCACCTGAGCAAATTATGTGTGTGCCTGAAGATACTGTTAGACTTTTTATGGAAGAGGGTGGTAGACGAGGAGAGCCGACCTAGTGTTATATGAACCCACTTGCGAAATATGTGGCAGTCACATTGAAGACGAAAGGTGTGAGGTATGTGAGCATACAGGCGATAACGGTGCTTGGGTAGAAGAGGTTATAAAGGAAAAAGATGACAAAAAATCTGACTGAAAAGCAACAAAAGTTTTTAGCCGCCCTGTTTGATGAAGCAGGTGGCGATGCACGACTAGCTAAGAAGATGGCAGGATACTCTAGCGAAACACGATTGTCTGAAGTTGTTAAGCCGTTGAAGGATGAGATAATGGAGGCAACAAAAGAGTATATGGCTTATGTTGCACCAAAAGCTGCAATGGCAATGGGCAACGCACTTATTGATCCTACAGAGTTAGGCATACGAGATAAGATGACAGCAGCAAAAGATTTGTTGGATAGAGCAGGACTGATTAAAACAGAGAAGGTTAACGTAGAGTCTTCAGGTGGATTATTTGTTCTTCCTGCTAAAGAAGGGACGAATGAATAACACTGATCTAGGATATTGGACGCTTCCAAAACCTGATGTAGAAGTTAAAGAGTGGAGCAGAATACCTAGAGTTGCAAGAACAATACCTTTTGGTTACGAGGTAGATCCTGATGATGCAGACTTCCTATTGCCAATAAAAGACGAACTTGATGCGCTAGAACAGGCAAAGAGGCATCTACAACAGTATAGTTACAGAGAAGTAGCAACGTGGCTTAGTAAAGAAACAGGACGCTACATCTCACATGCAGGATTAAAGAAGAGAATACAGGTTGAGCGAAGACGTAAAAAATCAACTACGATTAAGAGGGAGCTTGCCAGAAGGCTCAAAAAGACGCTCCAAGAGATCGAGAAAGCCGAAACAAGTAGAACAGGTAGTTATACAACAGCAGGAACAGCTACCTGAAATAAAGATAAAACCACAAGAGGTTCAGGAAGAAGAAGTTTTATTCCGACCAAACACAGGACCTCAAACAGATTTCTTAGCCTCGTCAGAACGAGAGGTGTTATACGGTGGTGCAGCAGGTGGTGGTAAATCTTTTGCCATGTTAGCTGACCCACTCAGAGGACTAAACAATCCTAACTTCAGTGGACTGTTAGTGCGACACACAACGGAGGAGCTAAGGGAACTGATACAGAAGTCTCAGGAGTTGTATCCAAAAGCAATTCCTGGCATTAAGTGGTCAGAGAGAAAGTCACAGTGGGTGAGTCCTAAGGGGGGCAGACTGTGGATGTCCTATCTAGATCGTGACCTAGATGTGATGCGTTATCAAGGTCAGGCATTTAATTGGATAGGCTTTGACGAACTTACACAGTGGGCGACACCCTACGCTTGGGACTATATGCGTTCACGACTTAGAAGTGCAGACCAATCATTAGGACTGTACATGAGGGCAACAACTAACCCAGGAGGACCAGGACATCAATGGGTAAAAAAGACATTCATCGACCCATCCCCACCCAACTCATCGTTTTGGGCAACGGATGTAGAAACTGGTAATGTTATTACATTTCCACAAGGGCATAGCAGAGAGGGGCAACCTCTGTTTAGAAGACGCTTCATACCTGCTAATTTGTTTGACAACCCTTATCTAGCTGAATCCGGTGACTACGAGGCAATGCTACTATCGTTGCCTGAGCATCAGAGGAAGCAACTATTAGATGGTAATTGGGACGTAGCAGAAGGAGCAGCGTTTCCTGAGTTTGACAGAACAAAGCACGTTGTTGAACCTTACAAGATACCCTCTAGTTGGACAAAGTTTAGAGCGTGTGACTACGGTTATGGAAGTTACTCTGCTGTAGTATGGTTAGCCATAACACCTGCTGAACAACTTGTAGTATACAGAGAGTTACAGGTGTCAAAAGTTTTAGCAGCAGACTTAGCTGAAACCATACTAGACTTAGAAGCTGAAGACGGCACGATACAGTACGGAGTTTTAGACAGTTCTCTATGGCACAAAAGGGGCGACACTGGTCCTAGCCTAGCAGAGCAAATGATAGTAAGAGGTTGTAAGTGGCGACCATCAGATAGAAGTAGAGGAAGCAGAGTTGCAGGAAAAAACGAATTACACAGAAGACTCCAAGTCGATGAACACACTAACGAACCACGCCTTGTTATATTTAATAACTGCACAAACCTTATATCTCAACTTCCTAGTCTCCCTTTGGACAAGAAAAACTCCGAAGACGTAGATACGAATAGTATGGATCATATGTATGACGCTTTACGTTATGGTGTAATGACACGACCTAGAAGTTCTATTTGGGACTATAACCCTGTGAATCAGCGAACAGGTTTTCAAATCGCTGATCCTAACTTTGGATATTAAACATGGCAGAAGATAATGAAGTAGCTTTTGACACAGATGGTGTCTCCGTAATACAGGATAATGATCCTGCTTTAAAATCAGAAAGTGACGTAGTAAGCTTTGTACAAGGCAGATTTAAACGAGCAGAGGATGTAAGGCAACAAGACGAACAACGATGGCTCAAAGCGTATAGAAACTATAGAGGACTATATGGACCAGACGTGCAGTTTACAGAGACAGAAAAGTCTAGAGTGTTTGTAAAGGTAACTAAAACAAAAACACTTGCAGCATACGGTCAAATAATTGACGTTCTCTTTGGTAATAATACTTTCCCTTTAACGGTAAACCCAACGAAACTACCTGATGGGGTGGCTGATTCGGTACACATAAACCTAGACCCTAACGCAGAGAAAGGTCAAGACGAGTTAAGACAGGCTTTTGAAGATACACCTTCAGAGCCTTTTTTATTTAAGCCTAATGGAAAACTACAGCCAGGCGAAACTATTCAAGACATACAAAAAAGATTAGGTGCAGAAACAGACAAGCTGAGTAGTGTATCGGATAAAATAATAGAGGGAGTGGGAACAACACAAACAACTGTTACGTTTCACCCTGCAATGGTTGCAGCTAAGAAGATGGAAAAGAAGATACACGATCAACTAGAAGAGTCAGGGGCAAACAAGCAACTACGTAATACTGCTTTTGAGATGGCTCTGTTTGGTACAGGTATTATGAAAGGACCTTTTGCACTAGACAAAGAATACCCTAATTGGGGAGAGGAGGGCAAGTACGATCCTTTAATTAAAACTGTGCCGTCAACAAGTCACGTATCTATATGGAACTTTTATCCTGACCCTGATGCGTACAATATGGATGAGGCAGAGTATTGTGTAGAAAGACATAAACTGTCTAAAACACAAATGCGTAACCTAAAGAACAGACCATACTTTCGAGCAGAATCTATAGAAGAGTGTCTTGATATGGGCGCTCAATACGATAAGAAGTATTGGGAAGACGACATGAAAGACTATGCTATAGAAAACTACACAGAAAGATATGAAGTTTTAGAGTTTTGGGGTTACGTTGATGCAGATAAACTAGAAGAAAATGGTGTTGAAATACCTGCAGACTTACAAGAGTTAGATCAAATAAACTGTAATATATGGGTTTGTCAAGGTCACGTTTTAAGAATGGTACTAAACCCATTCAAGCCTGTGCGTATACCTTACTACGCTGTGCCTTACGAGCATAACCCATATAGCTTCTTTGGTGTAGGTATTGCAGAAAACATGGACGATACGCAGACTTTGATGAATGGTTTTATGCGTATGGCTATTGACAACGCTGCGCTGAGTGGCAACCTTATCATGGAGGTGGATGAGACTAATCTTGTTCCTGGTCAAGACCTTAGTGTATACCCTGGCAAAATATTTAGACGACAGGGTGGTGCGCCAGGACAAGCAATATTTGGCACAAAGTTTCCAAACGTAGCCGGAGAAAACATGCAACTGTTTGACAAGGCACGAGTGCTTGCAGACGAGAGTACAGGCTTTCCGTCCTTTGCTCATGGACAGACAGGCATACAAGGTGTGGGACGTACAGCATCAGGCATATCTATGTTGATGTCAGCAGCTAATGGTTCTATCCGTAATGTTGTGAAGAATGTGGACGACTACCTGTTAGCACCAATGGGTAAAGCGTTCTACAGTTTTAACATGCAATTTGATTATGATCCTAAGATTAAAGGGGACTTAGAGATTAAGGCACAAGGCACAGAAAGCTTAATGGCTAATGAAGTGCGTAGTCAAAGACTGATGCAGTTCTTACAAGTTGCATCAAATCCTGCATTAGCACCGTTTGCTAAGATGGATTACATAATTAGAGAGATTGCAAAAGCTATGGATCTTGATCCTGACAAGGTTACGAATAGTATGCAAGATGCTGTGATACAATCTGAGATATTTAAGAAGTTTCAGGAACAAATGCCTCAGCCACAGCAACAACAAGCTCCACAGCCACCTGAAGGAGGGACACCACCTGCACCTGCAGGAGCAGATGTTCAAGACCCAACAGGAGCAGGGGGAGGTAATATAGGTACAGGTACAGCACCTGCGCCAGGCGAAGAAGGATTTACAGGTAATGTCTAAGATTAAAGAGTTAACGAATAACAAAGAACTATGGGATGCTTTTGTAGATGAGCTACAAAGATCAATAGTAAACTATCAACGCACAATGGAGCAGACAGAAAAGCCATCTGATATCTACAGATTGCAAGGGGCTGTATCTGCTCTTAGACGCATGATGCAACTAAGGGACATGATGAATAATGGAAAGACCTGAAGTAGTAGACCCACTTA